TTCAGCATTATGTCCAGTCTGCAACGCAAGATTGGCATTCATTTTTCTTAAACCTACTGTATCCTGCCCTGTGGCAATCATCTCCCCGGTGAGGTCCGTTAACGCACCGTTATTAATTCTTACACCCTGTTCATAGTTCTTCGCAATCTCAGCTATCAGAGCACGGTTACTAACATTACTTTTAGCAATTACATTAGAGTTCTTCTCTAAGGATGTTTGAAGCTTAGAGTATGTTGTACCCATCGCGAGCAGCTTACGATTAGTATCATCTACCCTTACAAGGGAACTTCGGAAACGAGTCAAAGGAGTTACAAAGTTGACAAGAGAGTCCTTTAAGCTATTTAAAGAACGAATATTCGATTTCGCTAACCTATCGATTGGGTCCTGTTGCTGAATACGGGTCTCTATTCCGTCAGCAATATTTCTTAATACTTCAGAGTTGTCAGGTGGCAGGTTAGTATTGGTCATCGGTGTATATCAACTGAAATTACGGAGGAAAATTTAGCCGTATTAAAAGATCTCAAATTCTCTTTACCTAAAAAAGCCCCAATTATAGTAGAATTACTGTAATTACACGTATTAGGGTTCTTGTACAAGTTATCTACCATCAAAGAAAACATACCCTCGTTTAGTGAGTCAAACACCAAAACATTAAGTAGTACGTTATACTGGGAGGATACAAACATCCCCCCAGTATTTTGGGGTGTCGCTAAGACTAGCCCCTGCCGAAGTTGACCCCCGTATACAATCTGGATCAAGTCACCGGGACTTAACCCCAAGTAAGAAGTTTCCTTTACTGAGTATGTAAATTGCTTTAAACTTATTTGCAGGTCCTCACTAAGTCTGCTTTGTTGTCCCATTGTAAAAATAATGTATTTCTAGTAAATTTATTCTCTTTCTTAGAAATCACTGCCTATAATCTATTTATAGGATTTAAAGCAACCAATGAGTTTAGAACAGGATCTAGTAGAAGTTATTGATTTACTGAGCTTTACGTTCAGTAGTTCGTTTGTAGATAAGTGGGGGTTTAAATACGGTAAGCGACTACCTTCCTTGCTACAAATGAGGCTCCTAAAGTGCTTAGATGTGAGAAAGCCTTTAAAGTTGCAGGTTTTAAATAAATTTCTCGTTGTTGACTCAGGGTTCAGTCAAGAAGTTGTAGAATCTTTCCTAAAAGACATTGACTACACGGTTTACTCCCCTATAATACAGGGGCACCTAAAAGAGATTAATGAAGATGACAAATAAAGAACTAGCCGACACGATCCACCGCGCTGTTTGGAGTGCCAATAATGACCTCCTGTATCCTTACGACACCGACGAACCCCTTGATTGGTTTACTACACTTATTTTGTTGGGCGGTTGCATTTTAGTATTTATGGTTTCTTAACGTGCCCATGATCCTATTTGACTAGCCCTTCTTCTTAGCTTCGTTGAGCTTCTCCCGTAACCCCTTCTGTTCCTCCAGTCGGATACATACCTCTGCCGCCGAGTGGAATTTATCGCAAGCGGGTTGATACTCACACCAGTCACAGAATACATTTTGTTGACTCCAAAATTCAGTCTTCTTTTTCTTGCGGATCATCCAGACTTTTTCAATCTGCTTTTTCTTCCACTGCTCAACCTGCCATTTAGAGAACTTCACTGAGACGAAGTTTCCGGTCACAGGGTAATAGTGGGCACAATGGATTTGATCATAAGGTATATTATACAATTCATGGATCGCGTATGCATACCCCTTTAACTGATTGTCATCCATCAATGCCGCTTTCTTTTTCTCCCTCTTGGATGTCTTATAGTCGATGACAAGATACCCACCTTCAGTACCTTTTACCACACGGTCAATAATTCCTATAAACGTGATGTCATTCTTCTTGTCCAAGGGCACATTAACATTCATCTCAGCGGAAACTGTCTCACCCAGCTTCGCATTCCAGAGTAAGAAGTTCTCCAGACAAGATTTCATTCGTGCATTGTCGGTGAAAGGAACTTTGTAGGTTGGTCGCTCCTGTTCAGCAATCCGCATAAGGGACTTCATGTCCTTTAACTTATATCCGTCTTCAAAGATCTTATGAATGAATGAGCCGAAGTTCAAAGCGTCTTGGTTCTTACTTCCAAAGCCAGGAAAGCGATCCACATATCTATACTTGTATTTCAGTAGACATTGGTCTATAATGTCGCTTCGTGAGTTTGATATATTATTTATGAACATTAGTATTTAGTCCTTTTTTGAATTCTTACAACCTATTATAGTTCTAGCATGACCTTCATCAGAGATTATTGTCTAGGTAAGTTCAAGGATACAGGTCGCCTTTGTAGTGATGATAGGGAACTTACAGTGCCATCGTTGTTTGTTTCCGATGATTGGAAGAGACATCAAAGCATCAATCTAGAGACAGGATTGTGGAGATGCTTTAAGTCGGGGGAGACCGGAAACTTTGTAAAGCTGTATTCCCTGCTTGAAAAAATATCTTATCGTGAGGCTTACGAAAAGTTTATTTTTGAAGATTTCATGGCTAATGGAGGTAGGTTTACACCTACAAAAAAGATTGAATCCATTGACCTTAATAAGATTACTTCAGATCTAGAAGACGCTGAAGACTTTGAGGTCGTAGAAAATCAGCCGGTTGTAGATCAACGGATGCTATCAGGATTTAAGTTCTACCTAGCAAAGAGTGGTAAGTATAAGGGTAGGTTAATTATCCCTTTCCTTAATCGTCACAATAAATTATTCTACTTCCAAGCAAGGGCTTTGGGGGATGAACAACCCAAGTATCTCAACTGCAAAAACCTTAAGTCCTCCCAGGTCTTATACCCCTTCGACTATGGCTCGTATGAGCCCCTGTATATCACTGAGGGCGTATTTGATTGCCTGAGCCTACAGGCAGTGGGGTTGAATGCAACAACGACTCTAAGCTGCTTTACGAGCCGCGAGCAGATGCTACAATTGTCTCAATACCAAGGTCCCCTAGTATGCGCCTTTGATAATGACGATGCTGGAATGGAGGGTAGGAAGAAGTTCCTGGACCTAGCACTTTGGGCGAGAAAGGATGACATCCAGACGGCAACTCCCCCTGATGGTTTCAAAGATTGGAATGAGGTCCTTATTAGTAAAGGACCAGATGCTCTGTTAGATGTTGCTAAGAAGATGACCCGTTTAGACCATCTAAACCTAGCTGTGCTAGCGTATGATAAACGCTAGATCGTTTGAAACAATTGTTTGATTGAGTGCATTAAACTTCAATCGCACGACATAGGTTCCAGTCATTGAACCTAATGTTCCGTCAAGTAATCTTGGATGGGTCTTTAGAGCTTCAGTGTCCAAAGTAAATAGGACAGTGTTCTCGGAGGTTACATCTACGAGACTTGAAGTGGAGGAGTAACCAGAAACCTCAATTCTAGCTCCTAGGTTACGATCCGTATTCTTCTTGATTATTTCAATCATGGGTTGAGTCACTAAAGATTGCTTGAACAGGTTAACAATGCTTCTGTCAATGTTTGCATTCTCTAGCGTAAACTCATTGGTAAATTTAAGGTCAACCTTAGATCCAAGTACTATATGATTGTTCTCAAGTTTTGTAGAAACTCTAAACAGGAGAGGCTCAGTAACCCCAAAAAACCTATCTTCAGTAAGGGTGAACTCATTAATTATTGTATCAAGGTCAGACCCTGCAACTCTCTTAAGCGTCCAAACATCAAGGTAATCACCAGTCGAGGTTACCCTATTAGGAATAAGTGTATCATAGTTACCTGGGGGTCCATCACCACCAGAGAGGTTGAAGACACCACTTGGAAGAAGTGAAGGCTGATTTAAAATAACAGCAAACTTACCCGTAGATAGCTTGTATATGCCAGAAGCGTCTGGACCGGGAATATAGTTAGCGGGATCAAATGAGGAATCCGAAGTGATTGAACTTGGGTTAGAAAAGTGCATTAGCACAGAACCACTAACACTATTCTTAATTTCCCCATCAGAGGAGATTACAGAACTAGGGTATTGATTGTCGGATGATTCAAATACTGAGACACCGCTAATCTCGTAAGGGTCAACATACTGCCCATCGTTAATGAAATACATTATAAGGGCAGTTGGTCCCAGAACCGTGGGTCTCTCGTGTCTAGTAGTTACTGGGTAATTATTAATTTCCATATTAAGTCTCTAGTTTCTTCATCTCCTCAGTGTAGAAATTTAAGAAAGCTAACCGCTCTTTCTTATTCATTACTTTTACATCAGAGTATGAAAAGCCTATCTTATTTACTAATATGTAGGCTTGGTAGAGTAGGTCCTCTGAGGATAAAGTTTCGGTTAGCTCACGGAAAAAAAATGGATATCGAGGGGGATTGCCATTGTCTCTGAATGTTTACACCCAGGACACTCAAATATAAACCTGGGGTCCACCCCATATTCAGACTGGACAATCTCAGATATAAGCTTTTTTGTATCTTTAATATGAAGTCTCTTGATAGCCTTTGAAATAAAAATTGGG